GGGACCATCAGCACAGCTGAGATAGCAAATGATGCTGTCACTGCTGACAAATTGGCAAATACCGCAGTCAGTGCCGGGAGCTATACAGCTGCCGACATAACGGTTGATGCCCAGGGCCGCATCACTGCAGCCGCTAACGGACAAGTCAGCACGGCTGAGATTGCTGATTTAGCTGTGACAACAGCGAAAATCAACAATGATGCTGTAACTGCTGCGAAGTTGGCAGATACAGCAGTCACCGCAGGGTCTTACACAGCCGCCGACATTACGGTGGATGCACAAGGCCGCATCACCGCTGCAGCTTCTGGAACGATTAGCACCGCTGAGATTGCCGACGACGCTGTCACGGCGGCAAAGCTTGCCAACACATCGGTGTCGGCTGGAAGCTACACAAGCTCAAACATCACCGTTGATGCACAGGGAAGGATCACTGCTGCATCGAGTGGCACTGCTGGGACAGTAACCAGCGTTGCTGTGTCTGGAGGCACTGGGCTGAGTTCTTCTGGCGGCCCAATAACATCAAGCGGCACGATCACCGTCAATCTTGACAACACTGCTGTATCAGCTGGCAGCTATACAAATTCCAGTATCACCGTAGACGCCCAAGGTAGAATCACTTCAGCTTCCTCTGGGGCTGCTGGCGTGAGCCTTGGTCTTGCAATCGCTTTAGGGTAAAACCATGGCAGAAACTTTCACCAACTCATCGACCAAGCTCACATCAACAAGCGCCACTGATTTGTATCAAGCGCCCACGTCATCCGGTGATGTGGCTGTTGTGCTGAGCTGCATGGTCGCAAACGTAGACGGGACCAACAACACCAAGGTGACAGTGACGCTGACGAACAGCAGCAACACAGTTCAGAGCCACCTTTGTAAAGATCTCTTGGTTCCTGCAGGTGCAACCGTTGAAGTGGTCTCAAACAAAGTGATCCTCACCCAATCACAAAAGCTAAGGGGGACAGCAGAAGTGGCAAATGATTTAGAAGTCACTGTCAGCTCGCTGGAGATCACCTGATGGCGAACAAAACGATTGCGAATATGACTGGCCTGAACCAGGACTATTCCGGTCAGTCTGGCATCTGGAATTTGTCGGAAGTTGTAGAGCGCAGCCAAATCACCAATGAGCGGCAATGGGGCGGCTTGATTGCTCCTTTCACTGTTGATTATTTGGTGATCGGCGGCGGCGGTGGTGGCGGCGTTGGTATGACCGGCTCCAGCTACTCAACCGGCGGTGGTGGGGCTGGCGGTTATTTGAATTCCTTTGGCAGTGAAAACAGCGGAGGCAACACGTCAGGGCTTTCTAGCTTGACGCTTGAAGCAAACGAAGATTACAGCGTGACCATCGGAGCAGGTGGAGCTGCTGACGCTGATGGGTCAAACACTGTATTCAGCGGGACTGATTCAAGCGATACGGCGTTCAATAAAACTGCCAATGGTGGCGGACATGGTGGAGGAGGTACAACAACGTCCACGATTGTGGGAGCTAATGGTGGTTCCGGTGGCGGTGGTGGTTCAAAAGGTTTTTCAACAAACAAGGCCGCTGGCGCTGGCGGAACAGGTACAACAAATCAAGGGACAAACGGGGCGGCGGGTACTGCAAACACTCAAGTTGACGCATTCTTGTGCGAAGCAACTGGTGAGGAACAGTATTGCAATAACGATGACGCCAAAGGTGGTGGCGGCGGTGGCGCTCAAACGGCTGGAGCTACAAGCGGCAATGGCGGTAACGGTCTAGCTTCCTCAATCACCGGCTCTTCTGTGACAAGAGCTGGCGGCGGCAAAGCTGCAAACGACAGCAACGGAGGCTCGCCTAGCAGAGGCAGCGGTTCTACCAATTCAGGTGGCGGCGGTGATGGTGGCACGTCATCTACCGCTACAGCAGGGCAGGATGGTGTAGTCATCCTGCATTATCCAAACGCTAGGACTCTTACTGCTTCGGGGCTAACCGTTTCAACCACTGATAACGGCACCTATAAAATCAGCACAATTACAGCTGGTTCTGGCACCTTCCAATTCAGTTGATCATGAAGTATTTCGCATTAATTGACAGCGATAACGTCGTGCAATCTGTCATGCCAGTACCTCTTGAAGCCCTGGAAGAGGACTATGCGCAGAAGTTTGGAATGACGTGCATTGAGACAAAAAAAGATGGATCTATCCGCAACCGTTTTGCAGGCAAGGGTTGTTTGTACGACTCCCAGAATGATGCCTTCGTAGGGCGCAAGCCTTATGACAGCTGGGTATTTGATGCAAGCGCAGGCGATTGGGCCGCACCAGTAGCAAAACCTGCTGACGCTGATGATTACGTTTGGGATGAAGAACTGACCCAATGGAGAAGGCAGGTCGAGATCTCCAGCGAAATCAGCGACATTTTGAGCAGCGCTGATATGGAGATTCTGGCAAGCGGAACAAGCGAGGACACATACGAAACAATGCTGCCGCGTCTATCGCCAGAAGGTCAGACAGCTTTGGAGGGCTATGATCGATAAGGTTTTAGATCCGAGCCTTAATATATATTCTGTCAAAAATTTCATACGCCTTTCGCCAGAAGAGCAGAAAAAGCTGCGCATCTTGGCTTTAACAAATTATGCAAAGCTGGCGAAAAAAATGCGCTTTGATGCTGGGTCTTTTGGGGCGTTGGTGTACGCAGAAGGCCCTGGAAGCATTTTTGATGATATTTACAAACAGTACCAGAACGTTGTAAAAAAAGAGCTGCTCCGTGATCTTGAGACAAAAGGCTTAGAGCGCAAAGTTTTGCCATGCGAAGAGGATATGCCGCGCAGCTATTACACAGTGGGTACGTCCTCTGTCTATGTCTACATCGCCAAGAATACGCGGTTTGTCTCGAAGTTTCACGATCACAGAAACGCTGCTGTTTCGAGTGTTTACTACCCGCAAATTCAGAAAGGTGATTCAATTAGCTTTTTTGCCAACAATCAAATTTATGATTACTACCCTGAAGAGTTTGAGCTGCTGATTCATCCTTCTGATTTAAGGCACAGGCCAAATTGCCCGGTCTCTGAAAACCGCTTGCGCATTTCATTGAACATGCTTATTTCAAAGGAGCAGACACAGGGCAGGGTCTTCGGTAAATGAAGCAAGGGGCACTAAAATTCAGGCGACAGCCAAGCTTCAGCACCTTGCCTTATGCAGCGCCCTGATCCCATGATTTCCGCCAGCTATGGCGCTAGCGACATTGTGGCGCAAAAGTCCCGCATGCTATGGCTCGAAGAGCTGTATTTCCTTGATGGCCGCGATCAGATCAGCCATCCGCAACACGGACTTTTTAGCGGTTTGGCCCTTAAGTATCAGAACTTGGATTCAACTGACGGAATCTGATGGCGAAGTCACTGAGCGGGAATACCTTTGTCGTTGGCAAACCAAAACGAACCACGCAAGGAGCTGGCAAGCATAGTCGCCCCAAACGAGGAAAAAAGAGATACCGTGGCCAGGGAAAACGTTAATTCTCTTTCCCATGCTCAAAGCTTTTCTTGTGAGTGGTGTCGCCGCTTCTGCGGCAGCTGCGCTGGCATCTCCTGCTCTCGCAGGCCCGTACTTGAACGTGGAGAACAATTCCGGTTGGAGCGGTAGCCAGTTTGTCGGGGCAGCGACTGATTTCCACGCTGGCTATGAAGGTCAACTTGGCGATTCTGCGTCTTGGTATGTCCAGGGTGGTGCCACCTATGTGACTCCTGACGGGGCTGATAGCGACACTGTGCCTTCCGGCAAGGCAGGCATGTCTCTTGCTGCTACACAGTCAATCAACATGTACGGAGAATTGTCCTTCGTGGGCTCTGGTGATGACGACATCGACCGCTCCTATGGGGGAAAACTTGGCGTGAAGTACAGCTTTTAGGCTATAACTAACTCAGGTTTCTCACACAGACCGACATCGGGCTCCCGCAAGGGGGCCTTTTGTTTTACCCGGAGGCATCGTGCAAAAGCTCTTCAATGTGATGTCAGTGTGCGCATTCACCATGAGTGCTGGCATGGTCGTCGGGTCGGTGCTTCTTTACACCCGCATTCCATCGCTCACGAAGTATTACATGAGCGAGCTGACGCTAGAGATGACCAAGATTGTCACCAACATGGTGCCGGGCAAGATTGATGAGGTTATGCCAGAGTTGCCGACTAGCACCGGCCCGGCTGTGCCGTTCAAGCTTCCATGAGCGATCAGGTCAACTCACCAGCGCATTACACCAAAGGCCGCGTTGAGGCGATTGACGTAATTGAAGACGTGGTGGCCGGTGCGCCTGATGCTGTGACCGGCTACTTGGTGGGTCAAACGCTCAAGTATTTGCTGAGGGCATGGCACAAAGGCAACACCATGCAAGACCTACAGAAGGCCGCTTGGTATCTGAACCGTGCGATCGACAGGTTCAACCCTTAGGTGATCATCTTTGTCCCGGCCACGGGATCCTCTGGGTCGTGTGCTTCCGGCCCGAATCCTTCACGCTGAACCTTCGCCATGTCCAGTTCTGGCGCGGGTGCCTCTTGTTTCTGCTCAAACGACGCCAGCCAATCTCTAATAGCCGTACCCGTGGGCGTTGATTTAGGCCAGCGAATGAAGGCTAAAAGTTGCTTAGTGTCGGTGAAAGACTTGGAGGTGTAACCGCTCTTGCAGATGTAAACCACTGGGGGGCCTTCCCTCATGCGGGTGCGTTCGATAAACAATGATCCAGCGGTAAACCGTTCGTTTGTTTTCATGCCTCAAATCAATGAAATCGGAGTGCGCGCAATCCCGCCGCCGATTGTGTTGAGTGATCAAATTCCTGCCTCTGTTCTACCAGCAGCCTTGCCCCCAGGCGTTACTCAGCTGCCGGTTATTGAAATGCCTGGATGCGTTAAGGCCAGGATTGGTAACGGGCAAGGCGTAGAAGTTTTTGAGGATGACCCCAAAGGCAACGTTGTTTTGTGCGAAGGCGGCGTGCCTGTGTTTGAAGCCCCTGATTACAGGCCAAACGACTTCACTTATATCAAACCAGAGCTGCCAAAAATAAAAGAGCCGGAGGTCTCAACTCCGGCCCAAAATGCAGTCCCTCTTCCAAAGCCGGGTGACAAGTCCGACATCCCAAGGTTGCCCAAAGATCCGCCGTGTCCACCTTTTGGGGCTCAAGAGATAGCTTCTTTTAATAAGCTCGGGACCAAAGTTCTTGCTGGTTATGAGCTGCAAGACGGCAAGTGCGTGAAGATTTGGGATCCGGTGCCTGTTGGGCAGGTCATCAACAATTATGTGCCTGACGCTGGGCCAACAGTGTCGATTGGGCTGACTGCTGCGTTTGCCACGACTGTGGCAATTTTTGCCAAGCCGATTGCATCAGTGCTGCAGAAGCTGGCCAAGCCTTTGACTAAGAAGGTGGTGAAAAAGATCAGTCAGAAGCTTGGCCGTAGGGTGAAACAGGAATCCTTACAGGAGCGGCGGGCTGTGCAGCGTTACCGGAATCAAGCCATTCGCGATCTGAGGCGCGCTCTGGGTAAATGATCTCGTGAGTGTGATTTTGCACCGGCTTTGGTTTTAGGACCACATCAGCACAGATTGCAGCGTAAGGACCTTTGAATGCGTAGCCCTCTTGCAGAGCGGTCGCGCACGCTTTTAGCCTGCCCATAAGGTGATTGAGCTTTTTGTCTGCCAAGGCTTGCTCTGCCATCTCAACCTGCTTGCGTGCAAGTTCTTTGCATAGATTTATCGGCCCCCAATCCAGCGGCACAGTGATTGTTGCTGTGATGCCAAAGTTGTTGCTGTAGTTGCTGCGATAACCCGTCCTGATTGGCTTTGTGTACAGGACGCGACCCGGATTGTCAGGGATAGAGTCAGGGCCATCCAACCCCGTCTCTGGATCTGTCAATCCGTAATTATCGCTGTCATCGTAGACATTCTCGTAATAATACTGATCGCTCGGCTTGCCATAGGAGTGAACGCCAGAGACAAAAGGTGACAGCGAAAGAGTCGGACCGTCACACTGGATTCCGGAGCCATATAGATAACGATGCTGCGTTGAAGGTGTCACCATCACCGCCTGATTGGTGACTGAGCCTGAACTATTGCTCACCGGCGCTGCTGTTGCGCTGACCTGTGCGACTGCAGGCGCACTATGCGTGAAGCTCAGCAAAAGCGCGAGAAGCTTGCCTCTCATTGGCTAAACGTGCTGGTTGAGTCAACGACGGATTCAATCACAGTTTCCCTGTCCACAATCACCTTTTCAATCATCCCCGGTCCTGAATACGCTTCGCTGAACTGAAACGCCGCACCTGGCACTTCCTGAACCCAGTTACTGCGACTGGAAAAACTAAGGGCGTTGGTGCTTGCAGGCGGGCTCACAACACCTGACGAAGGTTTAACGCCTTGTCCTCCCACCATGTACTCAAAACCTGTCCTATATGACTCCGAAATTATTTTCTCTTTTATGACTGATTTCGATTCGGTCCGGCTGGAGACCAACCCTGTGGAGAAAGACGGAACCACCGGGATCGCAGCTGCTGGAGATGCCAACAACAGCAGCATCAACAGAAGCCTGGTCATTGCATGTTGATTTCAGAGATCACTTGTCCGGTGACGCTGGTGTTAGCCCCGCCTGGAGTCAAAGTAATTGCGCCGCTTGTATTTATGGTCGCAGCTGCGTCTCCCACGGTGCCGCCCGCAGTGCTGGTGATGTCAGAGAAGCCGGGCACCTCACCAACAGTTGGAGCTGATGTCAAAGTGGCATCACCGGCTTGGTAGGTGTTGCTGAACGTAAATGCAGCGCCATTAGTGGCTTGGGTGGCCGTTACAGGTGTCAATGCATTGACTCCGTTGGTGTGAGCACCAAGTCCGCCAATGGCACCAGCTGTAGTGCCGTCGGTGGTATTCACGCCGCTCCCGCTTACGGAAAATGAGTTCCCGAGCCTCACTGCGCGAGTAGAAGCACTGCCCACGTCGATTTGAACTGAACTGCTTAATCGGTGCTGCAGATCGGCTTGAGCAGGCAAAGCGGCTGCCAATGTGACACCCAATACCAAAAATGAGCGGATCATTTGATGCCAACCTTGGAATCCTTCTCAACGATAACGCTTTCGTCTTTCTTTTTCTTGGCAGAGCGATTCATCGTTAAGCCATAGCTGGCAGCGGTAGAACTTAGCAGCGATGCGCTAAACGTTACGTCGATTTGCCCTTTGAAGTAACCGATGTAGTTGGCCGTGATGATTGCCATGGCCCAAAACATGATGGTTATGCGTACAAAGTCGCCAAGCCATCCATGGCCTTGGTCTTCCTGTTCTTGGCCTTGCGTTTCCTTGGTCTCTGCCATGATGGTTTGACGCTAGGGGTCGAATGGTGGTTGAAGTTTGGGCTGCTGTGGCTGGAGCCTCTGTCGGTGTTGCGTCTGCTGGGCTGACCGGCATGAACCGTCAAAGCCAGCAGGGCCGTGACTCGTTAATACGTTTGACCACCGCCGTCGATAACTTAGCCAGTCGGCTTGATGTTCTCCATGCAGACATCAGGACTCGCGATCAAGAGATTTTTGCGCGACTGGCAAATCTTGAGCAGTCAGTGGCCCGATTGGAAGGCCACAGCAATCGGAACTAAGGTATTGGTGAAGTTCAAAGCAATCTCATGCTTTTGGTACTTAAGCCCTTGGTAATGACCATGTGGCGCTCCCGCTCATTCCGAGAGCTGATTGTGGCGATGCTTGAGAAGATCGTCGCAAGAACGGACAACGACATTGACGACCTTTTCTGCAAGCACGCACGCGAATTGCTCCTCCCGGATACTCGTGTGGAGAAGTGAAGCTATCCGCCTTTTCCGCAACTGGCTGGTTCGTTGCCGGAGGCGCAGTCATGCTGCTCCTCTGCACCACAATGGTCGTGTTCGTCGTTGGATACAGCTCTGGCATAAGCAGCTGCCCTCAGGCAATGTCAGGCCATACCTGAGTGTTTTGGCAATGATCTCGCTCTTGCCGTTTTTCGAGTTCTATAGAAGAGATGTCCCCCACCGCATGGCTGCTATTAAGCAGCTTGAGGAGTCCATGCCAGCGGAACTACTGGAGGAGGATGCGGAATGGATCCAAGCTTGGAAAGCGAGCGGCATTGATCAAGAAGTCTGGATGCCTCAATACTTCCGCCAGCTCGATCTACCGAATGGGCAGCGAATGTGCTTCACCAGCGCAGCCGCCATGGCAGCAGCCCATCACCGCAAGATCAAAACACAAGAGGAGTATTCGCGAATCCGTGAGGAGTTTGGCGATACGACTTCTGTCTACGCTCACGTCAAAGCCCTGAGCAGCCTTGGCCTGCAAGTTCGCTTTGTTGATAATGCTGATGCAGAAGACGTGATGGAGGCCATCGACGCGGGCGTCATCGTTATGGCCGGGTGGTATCACCGAGGCGACATGCTGCGCGGGGAACCGCCGATGTGCGGATCAGAAACCTGCGGCCACTGGTCGATCCTGCACGGGTACTCGGGCCGATACAGCTCAGACCCGAGTTGGCTTATGACGGACCCTCTTGGCCTGCCAGATATTGAGCGGGGCACGCACAATCCGGCGCTTTCTGGTTATCGCGTCAGTGTGCGCCAAGCGGCGTTTCATCAACGTTGGCAAGTCAATGGCCCCAGGAGCGGCTGGGCCATATTTGTCGAGGCTCAGTGAGTCAGTTTTATTGGGTCTGGGCCTACATCAGCGCCTTTTGGACGACGGTTGTTGTGCAGTGCGCCAAGCCTGTGAACTGGGATCAGTGCTCACAGGTCAATGACTGGCTTGTGCCGTGGGTGCGAGATGTAACTGAGATGTATCAAAAAGGCGCGTATGCGTCTGAAAGAAAGATTTTGAAGCAGGCCAACTAAGATTGGTTTTTGCGTCCCTTGGATGGCGGTTCTGTGTGATTGGCAGATCACGGCTAGATGCCGAAAAAGCCAAATGGTCGTCCCCTTCAATGAAGAGTTAGTCAATCCGGCATCGTTGGATGTGTTGCTTGGGAATCACTTGATGGTTGAGAGCATTTATAGCCCCGAGCTTGTGCGTGTAGACATTTCGCACCGGACAGAAGATGACCCGTTCATGCTTCACCCCGGCGAGTTTTGCTTGGCTGAGACACTTGAGCAGTGGGACATTCCGGCAGACATCAGTTGTCAGTTTGTACTCAAATCAAGCCGTGCGAGAGAGGGCTACAATCATCTTCTTGCAGGTTGGATCGATCCTGGGTACCGGGGACGGTTGACACTCGAATTGAAGAACGAGCGGCTTCATCATTCGCTACCAATTTTTCCGGGACTGAAGATTGGCCAGCTCGTCTTCATGTCGATGAGCCAAGTGCCGATGAAGCACTACGGCGTCGAAGGGGTTGGCCATTACAACGATTACTTAACAGTGATGCCTAGCGTGGCCTAAATGTTCCCGCTATAGCGTAAGCAGCTGCGCGGCTCCCATGGAGTGGATGATCATCGAGCAGACACTGGAAGAGGAGTTGTATTTGGAGGCGACGGTGCGGGAGATCCATAGTTGCGATGACTTGGAAAAGTTACGCAGTCTGTGCGTCTCGCTAACCCGCCAGGGGTATCACCAAACCAAACTGATCCAGCAGGCTGTCGGGCACATCGCCTCGTTAGATCAGGCGATGCTGCCCGGCTAGCAATGCTT